TGGCACCACTATACGCCGATAGGGTATAGTAATTTTAACCTCGCTGAAAAGGAGAGACTTATGACTCGCGTACAAAAATATGCAATAGGCAATATGGCTGATATTTTAGATAATGTAAGACCGTTTACTGTTGGCTTCACTAGAATGTTTGAAAGTTTAGCCGATGTAAACGACAGTGTAGCAAGCAATTACCCACCCTACAATATTGTAAAGTGTGATGATGAAAATTACATCATTGAAATTGCTTGTGCAGGATTCCGCAAAGATGAATTTGAAATTCAGTTATTACCCGATAATAATAAACTGATTGTACAAGGTGTACAGGATCGCCGTGAAGACAAACGCGATTATTTTCATAAAGGAATTGGATCAAGAAACTTTACACGTTCTTTTTTACTAGAAGGGGATGTTAAAGTAACTGATTGTGAATTTACCGATGGTATGTTAAATATCTTTCTAAAAAGAATCATACCTGAAGATAGAAAACCCAAACAAATTATTGTGAAATAAGGTGAATTAGCTATGGCTCAAGTCCAAATTATTAAGTTGTCAACTGGAGAAGATATTATAGCTTCAGTTGAAGTAATGGATGTTCCTGGTTCTGAAAAAATGGTTATGGTTGAAAAACCCTGCATCATTCTTCTTAGACCTAAAGAACAAAATCCTAAAGAATTTGGCTTGGGCTTAGCACCCTATTGCCCATATGCAAAGGGGTACAAGTTTACCATAGTGAATTCACATATTGTTTCTATCTTTGAACCAGAAGAAACTCTTTTAAATGAATACACAAAAAGATATGGTTCACTAGTACCTACTTCAGTTAGACAAGTACTACAGGAATAACATGAGTGTAGTATTTTCAAAAAAAAGAGGTTTAATTGCTTGACATAGACTCCTCGTTATTATATAATGTATTCACACTGAGAGGAAGATATGTCAAATTTTTATACTTTTGCTAAACACTACGGTAATAAAATACTATATCGTGGTATCGAAAACGGAAAAAGGGTATCTAAAAAGGTACCCTTTTCTCCTACTCTTTATGTTCCTTCAAAGAATGAATCTAATTTTAAAAGCATATTCGGTGATGTTGTTTCTCCAATTAAGTTTGATTCTAATTCAGAAGCATCTGATTTTGTAGAACAATATAAAAACGTATCCAATTTTCCAATTTACGGGCAGACTAATTGGGGTTATCAATTTATATCTGAAAAGTATCCTGAAAAAGAAATCATTTGGGATATTTCAAAAATACTATTGTATTCAATAGACATTGAAACTACAGTTGAGAATGGTTTTCCTGACGTATTCAATCCTATGGAAAGAATCACTCTCATTACTTTGCAGAACAGTGTAACTAAAAAGATTACTACATTTGGTAGTGGTCCGTTTACTCCCGGTGAAGCTACCAAAAACTTTGATATTGATTATAAAGAATGTGACTCAGAAAAGAAACTTCTTCTTCGCTTTATAGATTGGTGGATTGTAAATTGTCCTGATGTTATTACGGGTTGGAATATAAAAGAATTTGATATTCCATATATTATTTCTCGTATGGAAAGAATTCTAGGAGAAGAAGTAGGTAGCCATGCTAAAAAATCAATGAGTCCTTTTAGCATTGTTCGTGACGTTAAAAAATCTTACAATGGTAGAACACATCTGACATATGATATACAGGGTGTTGCTCAGTTAGATTATTTGGACATGTACAAAAAGTTTACCTATGTTACCCGTGAAAGTTATTCTCTAGATCATATTGCTGAAGTTGAACTCGGACATTCAAAGTTAGAGAATCCTCATGACACATTCAAGGAGTTTTACGAAAAGGATTGGAATCTTTTTGTCGAATATAATATCATAGATACTGTACTTGTAGATCAGTTAGAAGATAAGATGAAACTTATCGAACTCTGTCTCACAATGTCTTATGATGCGAAAATGAATTTCGAAAATGTATTCTCTCCTGTAATGACTTGGGACTGTTTGTTTTATAACTTTCTCTTAGAACAGAACATTATAATTGGTCAGGGTAACGGTAGACCTGAAAGAACTATTGCAGGTGCTTATGTACAAGAACCTGTTCCTGGTCCATATGAGTGGGTTGAATCGTTTGATGCGACTTCACTCTATCCTTCTATCATTATGCAATATAACATGAGTCCAGAAACATTAGTGCCAGGTAGTATGTATGAAGTAGATGTTGATGGTTTACTTGCAGGTAAATACAAGTTTGATACTGATGATGCAGTTGCTGCGAATGGTCAAACATTTACTCGCACTAAACGAGGACACTTTCCTAATCTTGTTCAAAAGTTTTTTGATGATAGGCAGCGTTACAAAAAACTAATGATACAAGCTAAACAAGAATATGAGATTAGCAAAGATCCTAATACAAAAAAATTAATATCTAAGTATAATAATTTTCAGATGGCAAGAAAGATTCAACTAAACTCTCTTTACGGTGCTTTAGCTAACAATTACTTCAGATATTATGATGATCGTATAGCAGAGGGAATAACGCTTACTGGTCAATTCATCATCCGGAAGACAGCAAGAGCTTTAGATGAGTTTTTGAATGATATATTAAAAACTAAAGGTAAAATGTATAGTTTTTATACAGACACTGACTCTTGTTATATTACCCTAAAAGATTTAGTAGATAAATTTTTTGCTAAAAAATCTCACAGTGAATTGATTGATATCTTGGATAAGATAGGAAACGATCAGATTGAACCTTGTATTGCTAAAGCTATGAAAGAATTGGCAGAATACACAAATGCCTTTGAAGAAAAAATAGTTTTTAAACGTGAAGCAATTGCTGATAAGTGTTTGTGGGTTGCTAAAAAACGATATGCCATGAATGTTTGGGACAACGAGGGTGTACGATACAAAACTCCTGACTTGAAAGTATTGGGTCTTGAGATTGTTAGGTCTTCTACACCGAAACCTGTCAGGGACAGTCTTCGTGAAGCCGTTCGTATTTGTTTAACTAAGGACGAAAAACACCTGCATAATTTTATAAATGAAACAAAACAAAACTTTAGTAAACTGAGTCCTGAAGAAATAGCATTTCCTCGTAGTAGTAATAACATGGCAACATATGGCAATATCAGTTCAATATATGGTAAAGGTTGTCCTATGCATGTTCGTGGATCTTTACTATATAATTATTACTTGGATAAGTTTGAATTGCACAACAGGTACGAAAAAATACAAGAAGGCGATAAAATCAAATTCATATATTTAAAAGAACCTAACACTATAAGAGAAAATACTATTGCCTTTAAAAGTAAATTGCCTGAAGAGTTTAACATACACAAATATGTTGATTATGATTTAATGTTTGAAAAAGCATTTCTTGAACCTATGGATACCATTGTTAAAACTTTAAAATGGAATACCGAAAAACAATCTACACTTGAAGATTTATTTGTATAGACTATTTCTATTCTTGACAAATATATTTAAGGTGTGTTATTATTACATACAGAATTAGAACTAATTGACTAGGAGAAAATATAATGAGTTTAATTGATAAATTGAAAAAGAATAGTACTATCAAAGATACTGCTATCTTAACAGAGTCTAAATTCTTCGGAGTTAAAGACTTGATTCAAACTGCTGTGCCTGCGTTGAATGTAGCATTGAGTGGTCGTCTTGATGGAGGATTGACACCTGGTCTAACAGTGTTTGCGGGTCCTTCAAAACATTTTAAAACAGCATTTTCATTGATGTTAGCAAAATCGTATTTGGACAAATATGATGATGCCGTAGTATTGTTTTATGATTCAGAATTTGGCACACCTCAAGCATATTTTGATACTTTTGATATTGATAAGAGCCGTGTAGTTCATACTCCTATAACAGACGTAGAACAATTGAAACATGATTCAATGTCTCAGTTAAATAGTATTGAGCGAGGTGATCACGTTATTATCATAGTCGATTCTGTTGGTAATTTGGCAAGTAAAAAAGAAGTAGAAGATGCTCTTGAAGGTAAGAGTGTAGCGGATATGTCTCGTGCTAAACAGTTGAAATCATTATTTCGTATGGTTACACCTCATTTAACAATTAAAGATATTCCGATGGTTGTAGTCAATCACACATATAAAGAAATTGGACTGTACCCTAAAGATATTCTTTCTGGTGGTACAGGAATTTATTATTCTTCTGATAATATTTTTATCATTGGTCGTCAACAAGAAAAAGATGGGCAAGATTTAACAGGTTATAACTTTATTATTAATGTTGAAAAATCTCGGTTTGTTCGTGAAAAGTCTAAGATTCCAATTGAAGTATCTTTTGAAGGTGGTATTAGTAGATGGTCTGGATTACTTGATATGGCATTAGAATCTGGACACATTATTAAACCTAGCAATGGTTGGTATCAGAAAGTAGATATGAATACTGGTGAAATTATTGATGGTAAATATCGACAAAAAGATACTAATACAAAAGAATTTTGGCAACCAGTGTTAAATGATGAAACATTTATCAGTTGGATAACAAAAAGATATTCTATCTCTAGTGTAGATGGTATCATGCGTGATGAAATTAGTGAACAAGACATTGATGCAGCCTACAAAAAAGTCTGAAGGTCAATGTGACTGTTGTCACATACCTATTTGGGAAGGCGCCAGGGCAGTTTGTTTTCACACAGATGATCAAGAAGTTTATCTGTGTGAAAGCTGTATCGAAAAAATTTATGGTGAATATGTAAAGGAAGAATATAAATGATAGTCTTGGTTTGTGGTTTGCCTGGATCAGGAAAAACTTGGTTATCTGAAAAACTTTGTGAAGGACAATCTAATTTTGTACATCTCAATGCTGATCGTGTAAGAGAAGCAGTGCAAGATTGGGATTTTTCAGAAGAAGCAAGAATGAGACAGGCTATTCGTATGCGAGGTCTTGCATTTGCTGAAGCAATGTTTGACTCTATAGTAATTACAGATTTTGTATGTCCTACACCCGAAACAAGAAAATTATTTGACGCAGACTATACTATCTTTCTTGACACTATTAACATTTCACGTTATAGTGATACCAATAAAGTATTTGTTAAGCCTGATGCAGATTTTACAATTTATGAACATTTACCTGAAAGTGCTATTGAGTTAATTCGTAAAAGGATTCTGAATGAAAGACAGATTGGAAAATATAATTTTAGGAAACCTACTTGATAATGATGAATACTTCAGAAAAGTATTACCATTTCTAAAAACTGAATACTTTTCAGGTATTCATAAAATACTATTAAACAAGATACAAGCGTATTCTGTAAAGTATAATAAAGCTCCTACAAAACAGGCACTGGCAATTTCTATTGAAGAAGATAGAAAAGTATCTGAAGGAGAGCTACCTGCTTTAGGTGAATGGCTTGAAAATAATATGATATCTACTAGTGACCCTCAGTGGTTGCTAGATGAGACTGAAAAGTATTGTAAGGATAAAGCTATCTACAATGCTATCATGGAAGGTATTCAAATCATTGATGGAAGAAACAGTGATTTAGGTCCTGATGCACTTCCTGATTTATTATCTAAAGCACTACAAGTTGGTTTTGATAACAATATTGGTCACGATTATATTCAAAATGCAGACAAACGATATGAATTCTATCATAAACTAGAAGAAAAGATGCCGTTTGATTTGGCAATGTTTAATGAGATTACTGAAGGCGGACTTGCTAACAAAACATTGAATGTTGCACTCGCAGGTACTGGTGTTGGTAAATCTCTTTTTATGTGTCACATGGCAGCGAATGCTATCTCACAAGGTAAAAATGTTTTATACATTACACTTGAGATGTCTGAAGAAAGAATTGCAGAACGTATTGATGCGAATCTAATGAACTTGCCTATCGGACAGTTGAAAGAATTGTCTAAGCAAATGTTTGAAGATAGAATTAGTAAAATTAATGCTAAGATACAGGGTCGATTAATTGTAAAAGAATATCCTACAGCATCAGCACACAGTGGGCATTTCAAAGCATTGATAAATGAATTGAAACTAAAAAGAAATTTTGCTCCTGATATTATTTTTATTGATTATCTTAATATTTGTTCTTCAAGTAGATTCAAATCAGGATCTAATCAAAATAGTTATACTATTATCAAGAGTATTGCAGAAGAACTTAGAGGACTAGCAGTAGAAGAAGACTTGCCAATTGTAACTGCAACACAGACTACTCGTGGTGGTTATAATAATAGTGATGTAGAACTTACAGACACTTCAGAATCATTTGGTCTTCCTGCCACTGCTGATCTTATGTTTGCTCTTATAAGTACTGAAGAACTAGAAAAACTTGGTCAGATAATGGTTAAACAATTGAAAAACCGATACTCTGATATTACACGCAACAAACGTTTTATGATTGGTGTAGATAGGTCTAGAATGAAATTGTTTGACATTGAAGGCGATCCTCAGGAAGGACTTGTTGATTCAGGTAACGATACTCCTGTATTTGATAAATCTTCTTTCGCACGTAAAGGATCTTATGACGAGATTAAATTTTAACATGTTTAAATTTCCTAGAGCTACTAGATTACCAATATTTCAAAGCATACATGATGTTGATTGGAGTAATTTAAAAGTATTAGACTATGGTGGTAATCACGGCAATCTTTTAAAAGATGGAATTGAGACTGGGCAAATAAAACCAGAAAATTATACTTGTTTAGATGTGGATAAAGAAGTTGTTATCGAAGAACAAAAAAAATATCCAGAAGCTAACTTCATAGTATATGATAGAAAGAATCCAGTATACAATGTTAATGGAAAAGATAGAATACCCTTTCCATTTGATGATAATTCTTTTGATATAGTTTGTTCTTATTCACTACACACTCATTGTAGCTATGAAGATTTTATTTTTGATTTAGCAGAAATGAAGCGAGTATCTAAAACTAATGTGATAATGACTTCTATTCTTACAGTTCAGGATCATGTACTAGATGTATTAAAGACTAAACGTTATATGGATTATGACAATGTTCATATTTCTTGGGAAAAAAAATTACCTCTAGAAAAATATAGATATTATATTGACGCTGATAGGGTGGGTTATTCTTATGATGAATATCCTAATAAATGTGATTTTCTTGTTACTTGCTATAATAAAGATTGGTTGAAAGAACAACATCCTGAAATAGAAATACTTGATCCGTATTCTGAGTTTCATCAATCAATGGTTGTTATACGTGGATAGGATATATCGTTCTTATATAGAACATATTGTTACCTGGCATTGCAATTTAAAGTGTACGAATTGCAACACCGGGTCTCCTTTTCAACCTCATCGTAACGATGACTTGTCGATATTTGTGCGGGATCTAAACATCATTGGAAAATATGTCGATACACCGTATATA